ATAGATGCTGCTTGGAGCATTGACATACCACTAGCAGTTCCATTCCGAGGATTGGAAAAGTTACTGTTAGCTGTGTCCATAGCACCAGTACCCATCTGAACCATGCGTTCTAGCTCTGCTGCTTCGGTAAAGGTCGACTGGGATAGACTACCAAAGTTCAGTGGCATTAGAACGGATTTAGGGTCACCATTAGTGAGGATAGTCTTACCGGGACGGACATCGAATTTCGTTCCACGTGGTAGACGAGTGGCATCTAAACCCATCATTGGGTGTGTCGTGAGTGCTAAGGCGTCAATACGAGCTCTCAGTTCAGCATCTAAAGCTTTCTGTGGATTAAATCCTTTTTCAGCTACACCCCTACCCCAGAACTTCGAGGGTACCCTGTCATTTTGATAGGAAACAAACGGTCTATCATTTAACATGTATGGGTTTTCTGCTGCTCTTAGTACGCAATCATCATTAGCAATTGTAACAACAGCTTCGACTAACTCATCATCATTGTAATCAAACTGGTCTACACTACTTGAGTTACCACTAAGAAATCTTTTAGGAACTAATCCCCAATATTCTACAATCTTTACTTTGTCATCTTCATCAGAGTCACTAAACTCTTCATCAAAGCCAAAGTCTGCTTTGTCATAACTACCTAATGGCATATCATTGTATATACCATCCTTCATTCCCTTAGTAATCATGTATTTAGGTTTGATTACTATGTGGGCGACACCTAATGCTTCATCTATTGTAGCAGCTGTAGGGTCAATAACAAATTCTTTTGGTGATACTGATTCTAACTTAACACATGTGTAAGGTATTTCCTGTGTTTCAGTCATAGTAGTCATAGTACCCGGAATAGGTACCTCAGTTGCTACCATTTCCATTTTATCCTGTACTAATACTTTACCAATACCTGTACCAAATATGGCACCGTTAAGTAAACACTCTGCAATAGCGTCCTTAACTCCATCTTTTGTTAAATCTTCATGGAGTAAGTTACGTATGTACTCTGCGTCTTGTTTGTTTTGGTCAAGGATGTCATCTTCTAGGTCAAACCAACGGTTACCTCCAAAGATTGCTTCCTCTAATTCTGCTACTGTGGCTTCAATAGCCTGTGATGTGGCTGGAGAAATTAGTTTACTCTTCTCTGACTGCCTTGTTCTGTCATCGTTTGCCCAAATACCACGCCATAACCTGTAATATTCGTCCCACTTAGACATATAGTTAGTATTCCTGTGGTCCTCCCACTGGTCTACTCTGTCTAACACCCATTCTCTTAACTGACTGTGTGGACTATCTAGGTAATCTTTCTCATCCATAAATTAATATCCTGCTATTGCGTCCATTGGTTCCCATTCATCTAACTCTATGCTGCCTGCGTAGTCTGCTACACTAACTTGGTCTATATATGCAAGACTATCCAGTAAATCATCATGGCTAAGAGGGGAAGGGAAGTCCATCATTTGGGAAATAAAGTGGTCATTCCAATCTGCCTTTCTAAATTTTATCTTACCATGCTCTAGTCGTCCTTGCAGCGACCATGTAATTCTATCTATCTTTCTTTTACCGCCATGAGTTACATCTGTTATGTTAACCCACCTACCGTTTGTTCTCATCTCATCTTCGAGATAAGGCATGATTGCGTTCTTTAACGCTCCGGCTTCAATTCCGACAGTAGTTGCTTGACTTTCAATTGCAGCCTGTAATATTTTATAAGCAGTTTCTTTAATACCCCATCTACCATGATATATATCCTTTACTAACCATTCGTCATTAACAATCTTAACTACTGATATTGCTGTTTCGTCTAACTTACTAGACTTTAAACCTCTTTCTTTACTTGCTGCTTCAAATCCTGCTGGGTCTACTGATACTACATAGTGACCTATTGTACCTTCCGCAAAGTCTGCCTCATCATCGACGTACTTAATCCATTCTTCCTTAAAGATTCCTCCACTGAAGGACTCAAAGGTGGCTTCAAATTCCTGTCTAAAGGCTTGAGTAGACATTGTGCTCTTTGCAGCAGCGATTTCTTTGGGGTCCAATAATGGATTGTCCGTAGAATTAAATTGAAATGCTTGCCAGTCATCGTCTTTAAGTGCTTCTATATATAATTTATAAAAATGATTCTTTCCTGCAGGAGTACCAATAAACATAGCACCACCTTTTACATCTGCAAGAGTAGGTCTTAAAATCATTTCCCACACTTCAGGTTTCATACTAGCATATTCATCGAGCACTACGTACTCTAATCCTACGCCCCTCAAAGTATCTGGTCTATCTGAACCTTTAAGGTATATCTTTCTGTCGTTGACTAAAGTTAACACTGCTGTGTTTTCGTGAGCAGCTTTTATAACATCCTGCCCTAACTCCTTTAGCATACCCCACATAATATCTTTTGATTGTTGGAATGTGGGACCAACGTAAAACACGTCTTTGCTTTTGCTTTGTAGTGCTTTGATTAATAAAACCCAAGCAGCTAACCTTGACTTACCAAATCTTCTTCCTGCTGAAATAACTTTAAAACGAGCCGGAGATTTAAATATCTCCATCTGAGCATCGTGGAGAGAAACTTTAATATCAGCCATTAATCGTCTATAGCTTCTATTACTTCACCTTCAAAGGTAGCTTGTTCCTCTGCTTCTTGCTTTTCTATAGCCTTTACGGATTCAACAATAATATTTATTCCTAAATCCTGGTGTTCATGTTTTATTTCAACAGCTTTATGTGCTGGAACAATTCTATCCATGCACATCTTTAAACAATGTCTATCACCTTTTAAGGCTAACTCAATAACCTTGTCCACAATCTCTGGACCTCTTGCTGATAATACTTCTCTGCTTAAAGCTGTATATTTGTTTACTGAACCTACGGGTCTGCCTGCTGGATTCAATGATGGCATGCCCTTGTATAAGTTGGGATTACCTGATTTCTTTTTTGTTTCCTTTGGCATACCTTTGTCCTGTTAAAAAAGGGAGGTTCTATACCCCTATTATACCACGCTTTGCTGCACATTGCAAGAACTTTCCACAAATAGCCACAAATTGTACCTTTGGATTAGTAAATTTGTAATTACATCGTAGGTCCAAATCCTGTTTCATGTGCTATTGAGCTACACCGGTGGATACGTAATTTTCAATAGGTGGCCCCCCTTTGCCATTATGAGCCAGAATTAGCCATTGGTGGTACAGGTGGAAAATGGCCAGTCATGGCCAGAGTGGTACAGGTGGAAAATGTGAGATAAGAGTGGCAGTGATTGTAGTTTTTATGGCATAACATGTTATGCGTGATATTTATTTGCACAAAACGCTTGACATACTAATTAATAAGAGTATTATTCTTCTCATGGCAACGCAATAACGCATTGTCAAAACCTAAGAAAAGGAAATAATATGAATACTATCAATGACTTAAACAAACAACAAGCTACTCTATATCGTTCATACGTCAAGTCTAACCAGACAGAGGTTAACCAACAAGCTAAGATAACAGCATACATGGAGCAAGGTAAGTCCGGACATGCTGAAATATTAGGCATAGTTGAGGTGATGAAGGTTAACAGTGAGTCAACTGCTAAGATTAAGACTCAAGTATCTAGAGCAAGCTCTAAGCAAAAAACTGGATTAAGCCTTCAAGGACTAGGTAAGGATGATGTAGCTGTCATAGCACCAAAGCAAGCTAAGCAAGGTGGTTCTAAGGATAAGCAAGAAGTGGCGGAGAAGGCACCAAAGCCGGAGGATAGTGTAGAAGCTAACACTAAGTCAATCACACATGAGCAAGCGTGGGAGTTTGTAGAGAAGTATTTCACACTAGATGAAGTAGAAGCACTTAGAGGAGCTGTCAAGGCTAGAGTAACGGAGAAGGTAAAGAAAATAATCGCAGCCTAATCTAATCAGTAAACAATCAAGCCGGCTTTATGCCGGTTTTTTTGTGTCTAAAATCCAGAGATAGGCTTCCATATATTCGATTTAAGAGGACTTTATATAGTAAGTAATACCTAAGCCTGCCTAAAAGCTAATCATTGAAGCTATATACCTTGAGTTTGACATTAGAGGATTATTATGAGATAATGTTTACATCAATCAAGGAATACCAGATTGGAATGGCATAACATGTTATGCGTTAATAATAATTAAATAGAGGTGGTATATGTACGATACTCATGCAATGGAAATTTCAGAGCATGCCTTAAAAACTCCAAAGGGTTTACTAGATGTAATTACGTTTGTATTTACTACAATCCAGCAACCCTTGAGCAGTTGTAAAAATCAATTGAATGATATTGATTTGCATGGCACTGAAAGCAAGTATTTATTTGGTAGCAAAAGAGCCGGATTAAAATACGCAATGGAAAATAAAACCAGATTATTTTGGAAGGTGCAAGAATTACAGAAGGAATCACTAGAAAATATTGATACAGTCTGTAAAGCTGTGAGATTATTCATGGAAGTTCCCGGATTGGGAGCTGTAAAGGCTTCATTTGTATGTCAAATGTTAGGCTTTAACGTGTCATGTATTGACAGTCATAACTTAAATAGGCTAGGAATGGAATTAAAAGATGTAACAATTCCTAATTCATTGACAGAAAAAACCAAGATGAAAAAAATAAAAGCCTATGTACACTTGACACAGAGAAAAGGTACTGTATACTGGTGGAACTCGTGGTGTGATTATGTAGCCAGTAAAGGTGGCATGAATAAAACATTAACGACAGGTAATGAAGTGAGTGCATTCCATGTGGAGTGCGTAATTAGATAATAGCATAACATGTTATGCGTAATAGAGGAGAAGTAATGCAAGTATTTCATATAGGATATGATGTAAAAATAAACAAGTGGGATTATGTAGATGCTGATAGTGAAGCTGAAGCAATAGAAATTCTAAAAAGAAGGGTTTCTGATGAGGAGCATATACCTGAAAGTCAAATAGAAGTACATTCAATTTGGGAAGGAGAAGATTAATGACTAAAGATTATTTAGATGATGTGAGAAACCTTACGGAAACACTAGAGGTAGATGAAAGAACTATAACAGTTGAACGAATGACTGGTAATGGTACAAAGGAAATTACTAGAGATGACTTCATTAAAGTATGGGTGGACCATGCAAGCTTATGGTCATTGGTAGACTATGATGAGATAACAGTAATGCAAGTAATGGTAGATGAGATTAAAGCTGGCATTACAGAACTAGCTGGTCATAGTTGGGATTTAAAATATGAAAGAAAGGAGAAGCGTAATGCCAAAGTATAACTATACCGTAATGGTAGAAGGACAGAAGCAACTGGAAACCACTAGCTTAGATGAAGCAGAAAAGTTTAAACTTGCAAAAGAACAAGAAGGTGGTTATAATGTAACTATAAAAAGACATTGGTACATGGACGAACTTATAACACAGGAGCAAGATAAAAAGTTTGCTGTTCAACAAAGAGATAATTTTGTAAATATGATGAAGATAAAGGAGAAAGATAATGACTAACAACAGCTTTAGTTTTATGAAGGAAGGTTTTGACTGGCAACAAGCACAGTCTAAAGACATGCAAGAACTAGAAGATAGACATGACTCTGACGAACAGGAATTATTAGAGGAACAAATACGTATGAGGAATGATGACTTGCGTGATGAGTATAGAGAGCGAGGATTGGACCCTCGTGATTTTTGGAGCGAGTAATGAACCTAACAATATATACAAGTGATGTAAGAAACTTTGATGAGGAAGTGGATAAACACTTTGATGTTAAAGACTGGCATGGTTCTGGATTGTTTGACAAAGATGATAGGCTTTCTTTAGATAACTACAAGTATGGACTTGAACCTTACACATATATCAGTATAATGGTGGATATGCAAGAACAAATTAATGAACTAAAGGAGGCACTAAATGCCAAACCCTAACAATAATATGAACATGTATAACCAAGCATTGCAAATCAATAGAGATTTAAAAAAGAGAATTGACAAAGCTAATG